CATCGCCTCACTAAAGCCTATGCTGTATCAACAGGCGTACATGATACAGGCAGAGCTTGAGTCGCTAGACATCCCCGAGGGCTTAAGAGCACGTGCCGAGGGGTGCAAGGCGGAGAATACCCGCGAGGAGGTGTGGCTTGACCAATCAGGAGCGGAGAAATCCCGCAAGCTAACCACAGAAGTCAAGGAATACCCACCGGAAACGCAAGCCCAGACGGTTATAATGAACCGCGCGGGCAGTCTCCGGAGGCAATTAACGCGAATTGTGGAAACTATCCGGCTCATGGAAGGCGGAGCAAGTAACAGGGACCACACGAATATTGTAATCTTAGCCCAGGACGTATACCTATGAACCCACCACAAGTGCAACCCTGGAAGCGAACAGACAAGCAAGGGGAGCTATGCGAGCTAATCAACGGCCCTCAGTCGAATACCGCTGCTTGGGGTGGTAGCGGCAGTGCCAAAAGCTTTTTCTTCATGTACGCCATGATGGTTAGGGCTATGAGGTTTAAGTCTATGCACTGCATATGCCGAGACCTGCAGGTTGACGTACGGCAAAAGGTAGCCATAAGCATGTGGCCTGAGGTCATGGATATATGCTTTCCTGGTATGTGGGATGTTCGCGACATGAACAAGAGTGACTGGTTTTACACGTTCCCCAACACTGGCTCAATAGTATGGTTCTACGGCCTCGACAAGGATGACAAGATCCTTGGCCCGTCTTACTCGACTATGCTGTTTGAGGAGTGCTCGCAGATGGATTGGGAGAGTGTAGAAGATGCTCATTCAAGAATAAGGCAGAAAAACGGGCTCACTAATCGCGCATGGTACACGTTCAACCCGCCGAAAAAGTCACACTGGACCTATAAAGTCTTCATTCTCAAGCAAAACCCCGTCGAAAAGAAGCCGCTAGAGCACCCTGACGACTGGGCATCGATCAAGATGAACCCGCGCGACAACCTAGAAAACCTCGGCGAAGGCTATATCAAGCGCTTGGAGGGTATGTCAAAGCGTAAGCGTAAGCGGTTTCTGGATGGCGAGTTTGCAGAAGATGACGAGGGCTTGCTGTTTGAACCATCCTGGATAGACCGGCACCGAGTAAGCAAGGCGGATATGCCGGACGAGTTCGATAGAGTAGCAATAGGCGTAGACCCTGCTGTCTCAACTAACCGACGGAGTGACCTAACCGGGATTATATGCGTAGGGCTCAAGGACGGGCATTGCTATGTTCTGGAGGATTGCACCGGCAAGCATACCGCGAAGCAATGGAGCGACAAGGTGCGGTACCTGTGGGACAAATGGCAAGCGACTGCTGTAGTAGGCGAGCGTAACCGAGGCGGCGACCTCGTGAAAGAAAACATAGTGCGGAACAATCCTTATCTATGGGTCGAAGAGGTCACAGCGACCAAGGGCAAATTCACGCGAGCGGAACCGGTAGCGGCATTGTATGAGCGCGGCCTAGTTCACCACACAGAAGGGCTAGACGAGTTAGAGGACGAGTTATGCGAATATAACCCCGACTCTCTCAAGCGATCCCCCAACAGGCTCGACGGTACGGCGTGGGCCATACACTACCTCGTAATCAAGGACCGCATCATAAACCCCAACGTAGGCGTAGACGGCGACGACACAATAGACCCCGACGACATGACCGAGGGCGAGCGCGCAGAGGCTTACGCGGAATATGTTGACGACCCGGAAATATGGGATTGATTTAGTGTAACCGCTTGCAATGGCGGCAATTCCCCGCTATGCTGTTATTGCCTTCTTATCCTCCGTGGATTCTCCTTTAGACCGGCACTGCCTCCGCCGGTCTTTTTCTTTGTCTAGAGTTTTAGGCTTGCCTAAATGTTTTAGTCAAGGCTTGAGATTTTAGGCAAAGCGAGACATATTGATATAATTGCAATTATACAAACAAGAGGCTATAATGGGTGTTATGAGCTGGCTTAGCGGCCAAGAAGACAGCAATCCTCACCAGGGCATAAAGCGACACAGAAGTATACCATCGCCCCGACAGATACCCAGGGGGGCCAAGAATCTACGCACGTTTTCCAGAGCATCGTCTCCACAGGTGAGCATACCAAACCAGGGCGCAATCAATCCAGCTAATGACGGCGTACTTGTGAACATGTATCGCGGATGGTCATATATCGCCGCATCCAGAAACGGCACCGGCGTTGCATCAGTCCCTCTCCGACTATATGCCAGTGTTGATGAGTTAGAAGACATACGGCCCAGTATTCGACATAGCAAGCCCCTATCGAAAAGCGCTATCAATTTAATGATCAAGGCTAACGGTCAGCGCGCCTCTACCATGCTCCGAAGCTCTGACAAGGTTGTCGAGATATTTGAGCATCCATTTCTTGACCTGTGGAATAATCCGAACGAGTTTCGCTCACAATTTGAATTTGTCGAAGAGTCAACGATATTCGGCGACATTACCGGCGATAGTTATTGGTATATATGCAAGCACGAAGACGGACCACTCGCAGGCCTACCGAAAAGCATGTACCAACTCCCTAGCCAATGGGTAAGGATTATCCCGTCTGAGAATGGCTTTATCAAGGGGTATCTCTACGGACGCAGAAGCCCCGGACGCATCTTTTTAGACATGGACGACGTTTTACATTTACGGCACCCGAACCCAAAGAATCAGTATTACGGCATGGGATGCCTCGAGGGATGTTATGCGGCTGCAAGCAACTACGACAATATGGACCGGTACGAAGCGGCGCTAAATAAGAACCTCGGGATCCCTCCGATAGTTGTTAGCTATACAGGGGGTAAGCTGGACAAGAATCAAATCAAAGGACTCGAAAGCGACTGGAACAGAGCCATGCAGGGCGTGCGTAATACCGGCAAGGTCAAAGTCACGGACTCCAGCTATGACATTAAAGAGATCGCCATCAGCCCGCGCGATATGGGATTTATGCAAGGCCGTAAATGGACACGGCTAGAGATCGCTGATGCATTCGGCGTGCCTATATCTCTCCTGGACACTGAGAACGTAAACAAAGCCAACGCGCAAGCCGGGAATGAGCAATATGCACGCTTTACCATCGCTCCAAGGCTCAAGCGCATGGAAAACAAGATAAATACCGGCATCCTTCCACTCTATGACGAGCCCCGGCTATTTGTAGCATTCGACAACCCCGTGCCTGAAGACGTCGAATTCGAGTTAAAACGGACTCTTGAGCTGGCGAAAGCGGGCATGATTAAGCGCTCACAAGGCCAGAGAATGCAGAATCTACCAGCTGACGAAGAAGAAGACGGCTATTTCTCTCCGGTTGTCGGCGAAACTCTCGAAAATAACCCAAATCCATCAAATGAGGTGACATAATGGCTAAAAAGACAGCAAAAGCGCCAAAAAAGGCCGCAAAATGTGAAAAACCCGTAAAAACGACCTATTCAGCCGCTCCTGTGGAAGCCCCGGCTACTCGGCCGATACTAGACCTTACTGCAGAACTCGCTCAGCGATTCGGAGCCGCCTTAAAGCACACAGCAACAGCAAACGACGCGATTTCTGGAGTTAGGCGAATAGAGCGCGCGGTATCAGCAAATACGGCATTGAGAGACGCATAACCATGAAAAAGCACGTAAAAATAACGCAGAAATTCTGTGACAGCCTCCCAAGCGGGATACGTGAGGACATGTTGAAGCTTATGGACGAGCTTCCAGACGATCAGCGCGTTATTAAGCGTGTGACTCGTGACGCATCCCCTCTAATCAGCGCGCCTATCGTCACTGAGAACGAAGACGAAGAGCGTAAAGAAGCAATGTTGTACGCATCCACTCGGACACTGGACAGAGACGCAGAGATTATACTGCCTGACGGAATACAGCTTGAGCAGTACCGAAAGAATCCCGTGCTATTATGGGGCCATCAATGGGGCGAGTTGCCAATAGGCAGTATGAAAAACCTCTACTCCGACACCTACGGTCTCCGCGGTACGGCAATGTTCGCAGATACTCAGCAAGCCAAGGACGTCTGGCAGCTCGTAAAGGGCGGCCACGTTCGCACAAGCTCAATAGGGTTTATTCCTACCGAAGTGATTACGAGAGATCGCAACCCCAAAGAGTTCGCGCAAATGGTGACCTATGCAAAAAACGCATGGGCTGAGTTTGGCGATGATGAAGCGGCCGCGGTTCGGGCATTTATCACCAAGAGCATTCTCTTGGAAAACTCAATCGTTCCCGTCCCGGCAAATCCTGACGCGACAATTCAGAGCGTATATGGAAAGAGCCTTTCGGTCTCAAGCGACATCCTGAAATCAATGGGTCTACAGATCGAAGAGACTCCAGTGAAGCCAGAGCCGAAAGAGCCAGAAGTCAAAGAGAGCCAGAAGTCAAAGAAGGCCAGATGCGTCCTCAAGGTTATCAGAAGGGGCGCAGCGCCAATTAAGGAAGAGCCTGTTGATATGGTCAAGGCTGTAAAAGATGCATACGAAATTGCCAGAGGAAAGATATAGGCAACCCCGCAAGACGGCAACCCCGCAAGCGGAGCGCTAGAAAATAGCAACGTAAACCAAACAAAGGTACAAAAATGGACCCTAAAAGAATTAAACTCCTGAAAGAATATGACGGTAATCCCGCCGGCTCTATTCTTGAAATCAGCGAAGAGGCCGAGTACAACGTGCTCAAGACTGCCTGTATCGCTATTGATTACTCTGCCACTGATGAAGCGGCTCAGCTGCTCGCAGATCAGAAGAATCAAACGTCCCAAGATTCTTTGATGAAAAACATCTCAAAGGAATTCACGCGTCTTATCGCTGAGTCCGCATCGAAGGACAATGGAATCAAGATCAATGTTCAAGTTGATCCTGAAAAGAAAGAGAAAGCTTTTGAATGCCTCGGCGAACAGCTCCAAGCTGTTAGAGCCAAAGCAACTGGCAACATCAGCGTTGACCAAGGTAATCGCCTTGACTCAGTAACCAAAGCCGCTCTCGGCAACAACGAACTCGTCGACACTGAAGGCGGATTCTTGGTTCAGCAGGATTTCCAGGATGATCTGTTCCAGGTCACAATGGATACGGCTGTTCTCGCATCTCGCGTCAACACTGTTCAAGTCGCCGGAAACGGCATCAAATGGAACGAGTTGGCAGCTACGTACACCCGGACCGCCGGCAGCCACGCTGTAGAGGTTTACTGGGCAGCTGAAGCGTCATCCGTAACCGCATCTACCCCTAAGTTTAACAGGCGCGAAATGCAACTTGAGAAGATGATGGGCAACTACTACGCCACTGACGAAATGATGGAAGACGCCCCGGCGCTTTCCGGCATGGTTAGCGGTTGGTTCCAGAAGCATTTCGGATTCAAGCTTGACGGCGGAATCTATGCCGGAACAGGCGCAGGTCAGATGAAGGGTATTATGAATAGTGACGCTCTTGTCACTGTTGCCAAAGAAACCAGCCAAACGGCTGCAACAGTTGTCGCGGCCAATGTTGTCAAAATGTTCTCCAGATTCCAGGGGAATATAACAAGCTCGGTCTGGCTTATCAACCCTGACGTGTTCCCGCAATTGCCATTGATGACGATTGGCGATCAGCCTATATTCGTACCTCCTGGTGGATTCTCAGAAGCTCCTTACGGAACGCTTTTGGGTCGTCCTATCCTTCCTTTCGAACATTGCGAAACGCTCGGAACTAAGGGTGATATCGCTCTGGTTGATCCTACTGAATATCTGATGATTCAGAAGGGTGGCATCAAGTCGGCATCCTCAATGCATGTTCAGTTCTTGACCGAACAAATGGCATTTCGCTATAGCCTCCGTGTGAACGGTGATACCAAGTGGTCTGACGAGTTAACCCCAGCCAAAGGTTCGGCAACGCGTAGTCCTTACGTCGTTCTAGCCGTCCGCGCATAATAGGAGATATATTATGAGAATCACAGAAAATTGCAGCTGGATCATGGACCCCCCTGTCGACATCAACGGAGGCGCTGTAACGTCTCTTTACGTCAACATGGCAGAGGGTAAAGACCTGACAATCGCTATTTCGCTTGGTGCTATTGCCGCAAGCGCAAGTGGTGCTGTTACGTTGGTACAAGCAACTGACAACTCCGGAACCGGCGTCAAGGCCCTAGCCTATACCTCGTACTACACAGCGACCGCTACAGTTGACGTACCTGCGGAAACGGTTGGTGCTCTGACAATCGGAGCCACTGACGACAACAAAGTATTCTTTATCGAAGTCGACGCCTCACAACTCGACGCTGATAACGACTTTGACCACGTCGCCTTGGCAATCGCAGACCCAGGCGAGTCCACTATTTGTGGAGCCAGCTTGATTCTAACGACCAAGCGCTCAGTAGCAGCAACAGCATTGTAGATCACAGGGGGCCGGCTTCGGTCGGTCCCCGTTTAACCAACAGGATATTTGAGATGGCTTTAGACCTGACAACGACTGCACTAGTAAAAGCATACCTCGGAATTACAGGCAGCACCGAAGATACCAAAATTGATACAATCGTCACGGCTGTATCTCAGGAGATCGGTATATATTGTCAGCGCGAATTTTCAATGGATTTATACATAGAGCAACTTATCGGAAACGGCGAAAATGAAATAGTGCTACCCAATTGCCCTATCGATTCGGTCATGTTTGCGGGGGCTGGAAACTCAACAGCTTTGACGGTCACCTATACCGGGACCGGCCTCGGCAACGTCGACATCCAGAACCAAAAAGTAGTATTGTCTGACAACCTATCAACCACCGACGTCGACATTGCAGAGACTCACACATTTACGAACCTCGCCAGCTCAATAGACGGCGTGAGCAATTTCTCAGCAACGGCTGAAACCACAACGGCCGGGTGGCCTGCATTGACAATGATTCAAAAGCGCTATACGAGCCTCGAAGCGAACGAGACGCAATCAATAGGCGCGGCATTGAGTGAGCTACCACTGACCAAGGTTCAAGACGGGCTGTATGAGACGCCGGGCAATATGTCCCAGGGCTCGCCATTTATCGTCATCTATCAAGGCGGCTATGAGGTCGGAAGCGTTCCGGCAGGCCTCGAACAGCTAGCAACAAAGATCGCGGCCGACGTATACCGGAACATAAGCCAAGACAGCAACCTCAAGAGCGAGAAAATCAGTAAATATAGCTGGACGGCAAACACGATGAACGGCGCAATTGTCGACGCTATCAATGCATCCTCGCAACGCCTGGACTTTTACGCAAATAAGAGGCTATAAATGGGCATTAGCAACTATTTCAACCTGACGCTTACGCACAAGCGCCCCAGCTATACGAAGGACTCTATGGCAGGGCGTAGCGAGTCATTAGCGACCATCGGAACCTATCAAGGCCGAATGGAGAGCATAAGCGCCAACGATGGCGAATACCTAGGCCGCGATAGCTCGGAGCAGTGGTTCGAATGCTTTACGCAGACCAACAACCTCATCAGCACGGGCGATCAGATCACTATAGCCCATAACGCCGGCGTAATCTCGCAGATACCAGAGGCGACGTACGAGATCCGACAGGTTGACTCTCCGCAGACAAGGCAGGCAACGCATCACTACGAACTAAAGGTTATACGGCACTCATGACAATTTCATTTGCAAATACCGACGAAGATCTATCTATGTTTAGTGGCGTGTCATTTTCATCTGCAGCACTCGCGTCATTTTCTTTCACGGTCAAAACCGACAACACAGGCACAAGCAATAATGACCAGTTTACGATCCCGCTTTATTCTGGCGAGACTTATGATTTTACAGTTACATATGACGGCCAAACGACTACGCATAATACTGACGTTGATTTGACCCTCACTTTCCCAAGTGGCGCGGGTACATACCCTGTTCAGATAACTGGAACCTTTGCAGGCATTTATTTTAATAATAGCGGCGATAAGTTTAAAATCACTGAAGAAGTCAGCTCCTTTGGAGATCTCGGGTGGTGTCGGCTTGATAGTGCGTTTTTTGGTTGTGGAAATATAACTAATTTTTTGGGTACAATTCCATACAATGCAGGGATCACGAGTTTGGCTAGTGCGTGGTTTAATTGTAGCAAGGCGCTATCGTTTCCAAATGTGTCGCTTTTAACCAATATAATATCTTTGTCAAATACTTGGAATGGAAACACATTAGCCTTATCGTTTCCGAATATCAACACACTTACGTCGGTTACGGGTATGGATTCAGCGTGGGGCAATGCAAAGGTCTGCGAGGTATTTCCTAGTGTTAGTAATTTAATTAACTCAGCCACGATAAGAAACGCATGGTATGGATGCGACGCAATGACGACAGTTCCCGAGTTAATGACAGCGTCAACGGCCTTGACCAATTGCTCAGGATCTTTCACTAATGTAGGCTCAGGAATGGGCGGAACGATCGAGGAACTTTGGAATGCTGGAAATTTCGCTAATGTTTCATTATTCGCAGGCTTTGCAACAGGCGCAACAGGATTAACAAATTATGCAGATATTCCCGACGCATGGAAGGGATTGTAAAATAACAATAGGAGTCATATAATGGCAGCAAGTAAAAAAACAATCGCGGCAACATCTACGGAACTCATCGCGGCGGATGCCGACAGGCGCGGAATCATCATCGAAAACACCGACGCATCAACGGCGGTATGGTTTGCATTAGGTGAAGCGGCTGTAGTAAACGAAGGTTTTTCACTAGCAGCGGGGCAAAAGGTCGCACTATCTCAGTACACCGACAAAGGCCTTAATGCATACAGCCTGCAGATTTTCGGCATCTCAGCAACCGGCAACGTCGTAATTGCATACCAAACCCTATAGGACACGCTATGCCCTCGATCATATGGAATGGAGGTAAGTTCCTGATGAACTTCACGCACCGCATGGAGGCTGTCATAAAAGACGAAGCCGAGGCGGTAGTGGATGACATCAAGCGAGCCTTTGAATCATCGACCGGATCGACCAAATCAGCGCCCCGAAAGGTGAGCGGAGATTTGGCGCGCTCGCTCAGAGTTGAGAAGGCGCGGCGCATGGTGTACAAAATAGGCGTTGATAAGTCACAGGATGCAAAAGCTTTGACGCTTGAGTTCGGCCGACGTAGCTCACCCCAGAGCGACCACCCATTTCTCAGGCCAGCGATTAACCGAAAGCGTAAGGGATTTTCAAGAGTCATCAAAAACAGACTGAAGCGGAGATAACATGTCCAGCGTAGAAACAGCATTACTGACAGCAATAAACACCCGCATAGCAAGCGCGGCGGGTGCGACTTTACGCGGGCTAGTCACGACCTACGGACTTGATATGATTCCCGACAAGTCAACGACTCCATATTTGACATGGCGACCAGATGACTCTGACGAATTCGGTACCATGAATCCAGGCTCAGACTTTTACGTCGATATCCCGGTTATATTCACGGCGTGTAGTAGCAGTAAAGGGCGACTTGAAGCGGTCAATATTCGCGAGACTTGCGCGGCATTGTTTCGTAATGCTGAAAGCGCCGTAACCATCTCAGGAGCGCGCCTATACGACATACAATCAGGCAGCGCAGGAACGACCGAAGACGCAAATGCTGACGGCTTTATATCATGGCAAATTTTTCTATTCCGCTTAGGAACAGTATAACACCAACAAGGGAGTCATCAAATGGCATCTATCGCATTATCAGGAAAGACGGGCTCTGCCACTGCAACGGGCGGCACGGGCGGAGTAGGAACAGAGATTACCAGCTGGAACTGTACGCTTGAATCAGACTTGCTCGAATCAACATCGTTCGACTCGGTAGGTTGGAAAGAATTCATCCAAGGGCTAAGCGGCTGTAGTGGCTCGCTAACTGCTGTTGCGACTGCTCCGGTAGTTGGACCGATTGACGCGCTTGTTCTGCAGGTTGCAAGCTCTGCCGGGGCTTATACGCTATCAGGTGCGGCTATCTTGTCGACGGTTGGACCTACTGTTGAAGTTGACGGACTGGTTGAGTTTTCGTCTGACTTTACGTTCACTGGCGCCGTAACTCCGGGAACAGTATCAGCATAGAGGTTTATTATGGCAAGGGCATACACACACAAACCGCTCGCCATTGAGATCGATGGAAGCGAGTACAAGGTCGGACCTATGGGAATGGGTGACATCATCGCAGAAGGCGAGGCGATGGCGGAGCAGGCTTGGTATGACGAAATCCGCAAGATGGCTGACATTATGAAGGCTGACGAGCGGGTTGAGTTTTTCGCCAAGCAGATGAAGATCAAGCCTGACTTTCAGGACAAGGCGCTGGACTTAATCGCCAATACAGCCGGCATGGTTCGCATCGTTCAACGGTCAATCGAGATATTCAATGATCTCGATACCGACGAGGCAATAGAGGTAATGCGCAAGGCTGAGGCCGAGCATGGCGCAGAGATCACGCTTCGGTTTGCTGAGACTGTTTTCGATGGCCTGTTCTCGCTCAAAGAAGATAAAAAAAAAGCGCCTCGAAAGCGAAAGGCAAAACCGAAACGAAAGAAGTAGACTTTATCAAGGTTATGATGTATCTCGACGTAAAATGCGGATGGAATCCAGGAACAGCCGGCAAGCTGTCGTATCGCTCATTCATGCGATGGCTTGACATGGTAACGGTCGGCCCTGACAAGTACGTATTTGAGACCGAGTCTAGAAACGTCGACGATACATCGGCCTTTATAGACTCACTTAACGCAATCAAACAGCGCGGCGGAAACGTAACGCTTGCAAACGCAATAGGAAATATGCAATCATGAGCGCATTAGGTAAAGCATTCGTCGAGATTGGCGTTGATTTTAACAAGTTTCGTAAGAGCTTAAGCAAAGCACATACTGAATTCTCGGCAAAGATGGCGCGTATGATCAACCGCGGGAAAGAGATCGGCGGCAAGATAGGGCGCGCTATAGGGTCAGCAATCAAGAAGGGCCTCAAGATTGCAGCGGTGGCTTTTGCAGCCCTTGCAGGTGCGGCTACTGTTGCGTTCAGGGCGTTCCTCAAAAGCGACGAGGCAAGCTCTCGCCTTGCTAAGAACATACGAGCAAGCGGAGAGGCTGCTGGCTTTACGGCTGAGCAACTTGAGAAGATGGCCGAAGAGATGCAGGACGTCAGTATCTTTGACGACACGGATATCAAGAAGGCTATGGCGATCATAGCCACATTTACAAACATCACAGGCGACAATTTCAAAGCAACGACACAAGCCGTTATGGATATGTCGGCAGCAATGGGCAAAGACCTTTCAACGTCAGCGCTCACTCTAGCTAAAGCAATGGCAGACCCCGCCGCAAGGGTTGGCGAGCTTGGAAAACAGGGGCTTTTACTTACCAAGGTTCAGATAAACCTGATTCGACGACTACAGGAAACTCAAGGCGTAGTCAAGGCTCAGGAGGCTATGTTCAGGATATTCAAACAGAATGCTCTTGACGGAAACTCAGACGCTACTGATAGGCTCTCTGATAGATGGGCTCAATTCAAAAACATACTTGAGGACTCTGTCGTAATCGTAGGGCAAGCTGTTGCTGAATTCTTCAATCTCGGCGACGAGGGAGACGGACTTATCGGAATGGTAAAGGCATTGCGTGAAGAGCTGAAGGCTATGGTCGAGGCCAATGGGTTCGCCAAGTTCGCAGAAGCTGGTAGGATTGCATTAAAGAGTTTAGCTAAAGCGGTTGTGGTAATCACTCAAGGGTTCAGAGCCCTAGGCACGGTGTTCGCAAACATACTTGACCCTGATAAAATGATGGACGATATAAACAAGCTCGCTGAGCAATCACATTCGGCGATGAAAACAATTGAGAAGAACCTCGGCGATCCGATACTAGGACGAAAGAAAAAGAAGGTAGACGACGAAGCGGCCAAGAAAAAGAAGAACCTACTCAAGCAGCTCGAAGAGGAAAAGAAAGTTGCTATCGAAAAAGTAGGATGGGAAGCCAAAGAGGTCAAGCTTGCAGAGAAGCAGCTCGAACTTGTCAGAGAAACTGCCAAAGCGAAGCGATCATCTCAACAGCGTAAAGGCCTTGGCTCGGCGTTCGAGTTTGCCGTTGAGAGACAAGCTGAGAAGAAAGAGGAAAACGCTCGCATGATGCTAGACAATGCTCGCAAGAACGTTACCAGAGCGAAAGAGAACTTAAAGCAAGCCGAGAGAGGAGCCAAAGAATCCGGAGCTACGTCAACAGAGCTTAAGAAACAGACCGACCTACTCCAGAAGCAAGAAGACAATACATCCATGACCAACAATCTACTTAAGGGCATCGGCCAGAACATAGGAGTATTTGCATAATGAGCGGCTACGAAGAACGCATTAACGGCTTTAATATCAACCAAGGCGACACAGGCTGGACGGGCCAACGCGAGTTCCTGACAAAGGCGGGTGCAGCTTCAACTATTCCCGAGATCGGCGACGTATTCCCGAGCGGACTTGTTGAGTTCACAATTCCAAGCGGCTTGACGGCGCGCAATATCTCGGCCGCTCCATTCAATACCGGCACAGGTCTATCTGACGTGCAGATGATTTACACCGTAGCATACTCCACAAAGCAGGACGGCGGCACAAGCCCGGATCCTGAAGACGAGCCTCACGGAGTTACGATAGGCGCTGAAGTGATGCAACTCGAAACGAATGGGAGTGATAGCGTAAGTAATGTGTCAGGCGGCACGAATAAAACAACCACTATTTATGCATTTGTTCCAACGGCAACCTATACTAAAACCGAGATATATGACACGCTTCAACTAGCGATTGACTCCCTTGGAACAAGTCACGGAAAAGTGTTAGATATTAACGCACCGCTGACAACAGCAAGTGATGGGTACTGGCTATGCATGGGAATTGACGTTGATGAGTTTTTCGACAACGACGGAAACACTAAATACGCTGGAACTAGATCATATATGTATAGGCGCGTGACTATCAAGAAAGACGCAGCTGTAAAACAAACAGGATGGAACGCCATCTGGGACCCCGCCGCTGGTGAGTTTAAGATAACAAACCCTCTTGTTTACGGTGAAACAGTAGGATCATTCCCCGACACAATGCCAACAATAGGATAGAACATGCCCGGTTTTAATCAGCAAAGACCAAATTTTCTGACTCCTCAGCCGAGCGATAAGAAGCTTGATTTCAGGACATACAGCAGTCTTATCAAGTACGCACGCGGCGCATCACAGCAAGCACCAGGACACCGTCAAGGCGAATTAGGACACGGCCCCTATTATGGCCGTGTTGTTTCAAAGGCTGATAATACGTTCGTATGTGAAGAGGTTAGGCGTGACACCTCAGACGAGTCATGGTCTGATGCAAATAACAGAGAGTGGGACGGAACCAGCCTTGATTACGTAAAGAAAGCAAATCCAAATGTAGACGCGTCGGTCGGAGAAACGATAGTCATATATCGCACGGAAAACACCGAGGGCGAGTTGCAGTATATGACCTACAACATGCCTGAGCAGATAGGCTTCAGCGATAAGTATAACGCAACAGGTCAATTGATTCTCCGGGCGGGCTCAGTATTTACCGGAGAGGGTAACAACGGAAGCCCTATCGGAGATACTGACCCCTGGGATATGGACACTGACCGTAAGTTTTACGTCGAGATATCCCAAGCATGGGGCGCAGATTCGGCAACAGTGGCAAACACCATATCCACCACCACCGGGGCATGGCCTTTCGACCAAACATTGACCGACCCCCTTGTTATATCATACCCGCTCGGCGAGATCATCAACGAAGATTACAAGCCATATCATTATGGCGACATTTGGCTACTGTTCCCTTACACGCCATCATACCACGCAGACATACGCCCATCAACGGCCGCTAACGAGGTTGACTTGCTTGGACGAAAAGAGCACGCAAGCGTAAGGTCATCGGGATCGGGAACATCTAACTTTTTTGAGGGCCGCTTATTCACTCAAGAGGATCTAGGCGGAGGGCTAAGAAAACAGACAGACCTATCAAACACAATCGAATGGGGCGGAGTTGACGAGGATAAGACACGGTCAGTGATGAGTAATTATGACGACACCGAAGTTCACCAGATCAATTTTGATACAACTACGCTTGAGGCGTCAATCAAGTCCGGGCTCGTTCAGGAATACGACGACTCTGTGGTTAAAGCAAACATGATAACGGCTGATGAGAACTGGCTTGATATCGAAGCCGGAGGCCGGTTTATTCATCTGCTCCCTGGGGCGGCTGAGTGGGCTACTCTTACAATTAACGACGGAAGTGTTACCGATGGCGTAACAACCTTGACCGGCACAATCAACGTCAAGGTAGATCAGACCGGACATATCCACGAATTCAACGACGGCGAGGACGCGCTGACCAACCCGGCATTTGACGTAGGGTATAGGTATCGCCATTGCTCGCAGGGGTCAACCTTTGCGGACCTGATAGCAGCCAGCGACCTAGGCGATGCAATCAGAGTAGACGACGAATGCTACGAGCTCAAAGGCACAACCAACAAAGCAGGCACGGCTACAGCTGACGCGGTGTATACGTCGTGTACTGATTGCGCAGGATCGGTTGTAAACAAACAGATTAGATTTTGTTCAGATGATGCTGACGCGGGTATTTTCGATCCCGGAAACTATCCCGGCGAATTCATGTGGATTTGTAGGTCGAGTGTAGAGGCAAAGGCATATTTTGACGTTAATACAGCAGTAGCGGCCACTAATCCGGCAAACACCGTAGCGCCCGCACACGTCACAGACTGTACGGATAATTGGGGAACTGACCTTACGGCCAAAGACTCGTTTTCTGGCGTATCTCCTGATAGTGGCCCGGCTATTGATACCGACCGGTGGTCTGTGACGGCTAACCCCGCAAGCGCTACGGTCTCAGGTGGACAAATGAAACTTGATACGGCTAACCCTGTCTCTGGGTCCGTGTTCGCATTGAACAACATGGGCGCGGTTGCCGATACTAACGACGTGGTTTTTGAGGTCTATTACGATCTAGTCGCGACTAATCCAGATATCGGGGTTATGCTCCTCGTGGGAACCGGCGGGAATCAAGTAGGCATAAACATACGTGCAGGCGGCGGCGGAGCTATCGACTGGTTTGATGGATCATTCCACACAGTCACCACCGGCGTCTATCTAACCGGTACAATTACAATCACTTACACTCAAAGCACAGGTACGATATCATTCGATCATAGCACGTACGGCAATATTCACTCTCTCTCGTACTCTGGAGATATTAAAAACTACCTAATTATCGCCAACAAAATCGGCTCGAACCCTGTCGTATATATCGACAATGTTGTATTAACCGTCAACGGAACAGCTGGACAAATATCCATAGGTGACATAACAGGAGACGCATGCTGATGGAAATACCCTGCTCAGAAGTGCTCGAAACAATGCAAGCCAACGGCAAGAAGTTTACAGCCGATCAGCCCGGAGCGAGTCATTGCGGACGGCTGTATGTAAAGACCGGTGACGGCGTCTATTGTGCTCATTGCATGTTTGGAATTGTGAACCTTATCGAACCAATAGATCACAACGGAACGATCTCGGCTACTTCAATTGCCGACTTGACAACGATTAACGACATCGAGTTCTTGATATAGTGCGCAAAATATTATCCATATCGTTCGACCGGTTCGGAATCAAGAGGCTCCGTGATATGGGCATGCTCGACGGATGGACGAGAGAAGACATCCAGGACTACATGCAAGCGCGCAAGGATCGAGTGACCAACCCGAAGCCGATCTCATTCAATCCATTTACCACAGATCCGAACTGCAAAACATGCGGCAAAAATAGGAAGGCTAAATAATGGCAGCACAAACACCGATAACAGTCACTGACGCAAGCGGCTCAGTCGCATCTATCCCGTCGTATAACCTCCGAGAGGAAGTGATTTTAAGCGTCGAAGACGGACGAGTCTGGATAGCGTTCAATGAGCCCGCCGTTGCCGGAAAGGGGCTCCCTTTGCACTCCGGAACTCATATGACAATAACAACACCACGAAAGCGCACAGCAGATATTTACTTTGTTGCAGATGCGGACGGTGAAGCCACAGTATACTGGGAGGATTAGAAATGCCATTTGGCGGACAAACAGCAATTACAGGACATCACAGCACGGCGCTAGACTCGACAACGACTCCATTGACGGCCGGCGCAGTGTTTACAGGCGATAAAGTAAACGTACTCAACGCCGCGGTGATCAGCGTAGCGATATACTCAGACGTCGCAAGCGCAACAGATGGCCTTGATATCCAACAAAGCACGGACGGAACTAACTGGGATCATTGCGATAACTTCACGCTTCCAGCCGACAGCGGTAAAACATTCTCTATCCAACCGGTTGCCGCATGGCTTAGAATCATTTATACGAACGGAGCAATAAACCAAACGGCATTTAGAATGATGGTAAAGCTTAACGCCACGTATATCAAGCCATCCTCCCACAGAATCCAGGACTCTATAATCGGAGACGATGACGCAGAGCTTGTCAAGGCCGTGATATCTGCAAAGGCCGACGGGAACGGATTCCAAAACCTCACGTCAACGTCAAGCAATAACTTGCGCGTAACAGATGCCGAGAGCGGGCTAGCCATCGCTAAAGGTGACGTCGCCGGGACTTCGTTTATCCACAAGTTTGGGGCGGCTCCAGACTTTGACGTATCAGATGGCTTTGTCACCGTGTGGGATGGCGCAGAGGATAACGAGCCTTACACGCTCATGCAATACGTATACAGCACCACAGCAGACATTGACAGCGTAATTGCTCAGGATGCCGGAGATACGCAGGACGTAGAGATACAGGGGCTTGACGCTAACTATGACCTAGTGACTCAAACAGTCACGCTAAACGGACAGACGCGTGTCGCTTTATCAACAAACCTTATACGAGTGTTCAGGGCACGCAATGCCAACAGTACAGACTTCGCTCAGCATATATTTGTATACGTCAATGGGGCCACGACCGGAGGAGTTCCAGACGTTAATGCGGATATACGCGCAGTGGTTCACTCAGACAACAATCAGACAGAGATGGCGGTATATACAATTCCAAACGGCAAAACCGGATATATGCGAAGTTGGTACGCATCAACAGCAGGCGCAAAGCGCGATAGCTCTCATACGATCAAGGTTATAGCTCGCAATTTCGGCAAAGTTTTTAACCTCAAGCACAAGGCTAACATTGACGTAAACGGCACAAGCTACATCCAGCACAGATACGAAGAGCCTGAAGTTTTTGCGGCAAAAACGGACATAGAGGTCCGCATGGATACAGACACAGATATAGCCGGTGTTGCCGCCGGGTTTGACATTGTGCTAGTTAACGACTAAGGTATAACATGAAATACGTAATATTCATAACATCGCTAATACTATTCATTGGATGCGCGGCCACTGATTGGCATGACGAGCATTTACCACTTGCGGATAAGGCCAAGTCGATCATCCAGTTTAATTTCGGCATGCCTCGTAGGGTCAGAATCACTGACAGCCGAACGCTTGAAGAACGCCGAGAAGCGCTAGAGCTTGAGTATGATGAGAAGATGAAAGCCATCGACATCAAAGAATACAGCCGCGGCTCCTGGATGGTCTCCCTGGGTTTGATTATCGCGGCGGCGGCAATAGCGGCGCATATAATGTCAAGCCTCCCATCGATTAAGCGAATAGCCGAGGGCGCAATTGTATTAGGTTTTGGTGTAGTCGGTGCTGGTTTTGTTCAGAGAAAAATTGTAGAGTTTGACACACAAATAGGATGCGGGTTACTGCTCGTCGCGGCTGTAGGAATTGCCTACAAGGCGCGCGGGTGGTCAATTAGCCGCCTATTCAAACGGAAAACGAAACGGGCTGAGGGATCAGATGCCACCACACAAATGCACAAAAGAAAGCCAGATAGACGAGATAAGGGCGGAGCTACGGATGATACAGCAACAGGAATTGGAACGAGTGAAGACTGACGAGAAGCGAGCCGTTGCCGATGTGAACCGAACCAGAGAGTTTACGGATCATAAAACGGCCGGGTTTGTTCGTACTATCATTTCATCCATTGGACTATTGCTTACGTTCTCAATGATCATGGCCGGATGCGGAACCTATGTCAAGGACAAGATCGACGTCAAAATAATAGGCATAGTCGAGGACGTGGAGGAGGTCGAGAAAACCAACCATAACCAGAACCTCAAGCAGCAAAAGACCGAGCTATTACTAAACAACATGCTCAAGGCTCAAGAGAATTTAGCCACCCAACAGGCACAGCTCAATACGAAATTAGACAAAAACGCAAACACACTGGAGAGGATTGAACGGAAATTACCCGCCAATCCCTAACGGCATCTACCCTATCCATCCCTAGCACGGCCTTGTGTGTGTCGTGTGCCCTGAGCGCCCTTCATTTAGGAGGGCGCTTTTTTCTGAGAATAATGCAAAACCCGCTTGACTTCGGACAAAATGTCTATATAGTAGATAAGTAATAACCAACCAAGGAGTACAGCATGAACACATCAACAAGACTCACAAGAAGAACATTCAGAACTGAAGATTCAAACGGGTGTGAATTTTACGCAGAAGGGTTTTATGAAAAAGAAGCATGGCAAAGAAAATCAAAGCCAGTTAAGTATTGCGGCCTCGGACTTGAAGCACCTACATTGAAAGAACTTCAAGACATGGCATCCAAACTTTAAGGAGGCAATCATGAGCTGGAATATGGAAGACGAAGCCCATTCAGAAATGTGGGCACGCTTGCCAGAATACGCAGGCCCGGGCGATATCGGCGAAAACAAAACCCATGACCCCGACTTAATAGAATGCTTGGGGTGCTTCAACTACGTAAAAAGAAAGGAGGTGCAGGACAATATAGCAGAGCATGAGCGGCAATGGTGCGATGAGTGCTTAGAGCGAAACGACGAACTGCCATTTTAATCAACCACAGGAGTAAGATATGCCAACAGGATACACATCAGTAATTACAAGCAAGCCCGACATAACCTTTAATGAGTTTGCTATGAGG